TTTCGTTTGGTAAATTTAAATTTATTGCAGTTCCCGTTCCGCTTTGATTTATATAAAATTGATTATCTTTAAAAACAGAAACAATCCAGTTTGAATTTACTGATAAATAAGCATTTAAAATAATAGTTCCAGACGCTTGATTTGAATCGTTTATGACTACATCATAAGTATTATTTAATAAATCAAAAGTAACTTGTCCGCCCGTATCAACTGAAATTGTTGAAATATCAATACGAACTGGCGCTGAAGTTTGTGCAAATGTTTCTTTATTTTTTAACCACAAAAACGCTTCGGTGAATCTTGATTGTGTCAAGAAATTACCTTGAAATAAAACATTATATTTTGATTCGATTGCGTCAAATATTCTTGCGATTTTCAACGCTGGAAATAATTCAGTGTATGACATCGGCGTTGCATTGTTTGAAATGTCCCAATTTAATATTGTAGAACCGCCACCGCCATATTGCCAAACTTTGCTTGAACTTATTAAAGGAAATGAAACGTCGTCATTGTTTGTTGTTTCAATATTTGTTTCAACGTTTGGTCCAGAATATTCGATTGTATAATCGTTTAACGTTTCCAAATCTTTCAATTTGTCTTCTCTAAATTTGTCAGTCAATGAAGTTAGAACACCATAAAAAGTAAGTTTATAATTTTCAATTTTATTTTGTTTTATTGATGCACTTTCAAGTTGCCATTTTCCAATTCGGAAAAGTTTTGTGTCAATTTCAATGAAACCATCATAACGAATTAATTGATTGAATCCGTTGTCAATTGAATTTTCGTACCAATGACGGAAAATTTCATTGTTTAATTTTGACGCTGGAACCGTGAATGATTGTGTATAGTCTGTAAATACTTTCGAAATATCGTTTATATTTTGAATTGAAGAAGTCAAAGAAATTGTTTCGTCATCAAATAAATCAATTCTTTTTACTTCGTCAATATATGCTGGACCTGGTGCAACACCACCCAATGAATTGACAATACTAATTAAACAATTTTCAGATTCAAAAGTTCCGCCATCTGATAAAATTCTATTTTCAAAATCTAAAACTTTAATTGTAGCAATACCAAAAACACCACCCAATGAAATGATTTGATTTTTTAAACAATTTAAACCTTCAAAAGTTCCGCCATCTGATTCAATTCTATTTTTAAAATTTTGAATAATTAAATCAATTGACGAATCAATTTGTTTTTGTGTTTTTATATATAAAGCAACTTCCATTAAATAACGTCGTTTATAAGATTGAAATTATATTCAAAATTTATTGTGTAATTTATATTTTTATCTTTTAAATTCGTTTTAAATTCACTTGAATTTGATTTACAAATCACTGGAATATCGTCAAGCAAAATAACTTGTGAAACAAGTAAGTCTTGAATCAATTCAGAATAATTTTCATCAACCCAGCCAGTATTGCAAACGATGTTTTTCTTTCCGTTGAAATTGAATTGTTTGTTTGATCCGACATAAGTATTGTAATTCCAAGATTCTGGCATCAAATTGTGTTGTGTCGATTTTACTTCAATAGATTTTCTATTTGCTTTGAAAAAAGTTAAAAATTCCCACCCGCCAAATCGATTAATAAACGAACAAACAATCGGTGTGTATTTTGGTTCACATAATTGCTCGGCTTTTATTGAATATATTTGTCCTATTCCTTCTTGACTGATTAAAATAAGATTGCTTGAAATAGGTATTTTATATAAACCTGGTTCCGGTACATTAAAAGTTTCAACAATTGTTCCGTTGTCAACATCATAATTTCCAACTTCAAAAAATACATTTACATAAATAGAATTGAAATCTTTTACATATTTTTTTATGTCTGGATTGAATAATGCAATACTATTTGAATTTTCAAATTGATTTGCACCGTCAACAAATGAAGTGTAACCATCAAAACAAATAAATGTTTCTTCACCTATTTCAACAAATACATTTGTCGAAGTTTCTTTGAATCTTTTTATTTTAGCATAGCACCAATTTTTTACAGATTCAATTGCAACAACTGAAGTGTAAATTGCGTTTTTAGGATTCAAAAATTCAAGTGATTCAGTTGATATATTGTAAACGTTTTCTGTTTGCGAAATCGACGCAATTGATTTTGAAAACGTATAATTCGGAACACTTGGAATTGACGAACCATCATTCCATAAATACAATTCAAGTTTCGATCCGATTTGTCCTACTTCATTAATTGCAATTGTGTATGGCGAGCGTACAAATATTTTTTTCATTATTCTAATTCTTTTATTAAAAATTTATTTAAGTCTTGTCCGTATGCTTCAAGAATTTCGTCTGGCAAATTTTTGAATCCTTCTTCAAATGGTTTGCTGAAAAATTCAGTTGTTCTCAAACCTCGATTGTAAATTGATGAAGAAATCATTGACACCATTTGTTTACGATTTATGAATTGACCTTTTTCGTTTCTTGTGTTTGTCAATCCTTTGCGAATTACCCACTTGTCAATTGCACTTCTTAAACCGCCTTTTTTTCCAGTTCCCGTTCCAAATTTATAAGGTGAATTTGGCGCCTTTGCCGAACTCGTTTTTCCTTTGACACCTTTGTCAACAAATTTCCAATAGTCTTCAGCGTAAAAATCAAACTCAATTGAATTTTTATTTTGTTTGAACTCAAAGTCTAATGAATCAATCAATTTTCCAGACGCATTTTTGCCGTCTTTTTTTAAATTTGATTTCGCCTTTTCAATGACATAGTTTCCAAATTCCTCAAACGTCTTTTTGACTTCTTGTTGTTCCATCATTTTAGCAAACGATTACATTATTTGCAATCGCCAAATCCAAAGTTGCACGCCAGCCGTCAAGTTGATTTGAAAATTTTAAAAGCATCGGTTCAAATTGTGGATCGTTTGTCAATTCAATATCAAAATCGTTGTTTTGCAATTTCATTTTTGTAACTACATAATTCAAAATCGCGTGGCACGTATTAAGATTGTCAAGTTCGTTGTCGTTGCCAATGAATTTGTCTTGCACTTGCATTTTTGAAACGTTTCTAATATCTAATATTGTAACCTCAAAACTAAATACAACAACCCCAGGTTGAACACTTGAAGAAACGACGTTTAAGTGCGCCAATGGATAGATATTTTTTTTATCAATATCAATCAAGTCTGGTGTTCCGTGTGTGATTGTATGAACCAATGGATTTGATTCAAGCAATTCTTTTAAGTAAGCGACTACGTCGTAAAATTCTTTCATTTTTCAAAATTTGTTTTAACTCTTTTTGCTTCTTCGATGTCCGATTCTTTTAGATACAATACGAAGGTAAGCGCGTCGTGTATGTTTGTATTTTCTGCTCGTTCAATATCAAAGATACTTCCTCTTGCCAATTTGACAATTGTATGGTACCAACCCCAGACTTCGCCAAAAGATCCGCCACTTCCGAATTGTCCGTCGTCGTTAGAATCTTTGTTGAATAGTCTAGAATATTGTTCAATAATTCTATTCTTAAAGTCCAAAAAAAAACCAGCGAACCGATGACGCAATCCATCTTTATATTGGCAAATTCTTCAGCGAACTTGTCGCCTTGAAACTTTTCAATTTCGTACATATTACCAAACGACTTTGTTATTGGTCTGTACATTGCAGACATCAACTTGGTCCAGTTGTCTTCGTTACCAATTAACGTGTCAATATATGAAAACGTTCCGATTGATTCTTCGTCGAAGTTTGGAACGAATCCGTATTTGACACCATTCAATTTGAACTGACGAACAAGTGCTGGTTTGTCTTGCAACACTTTTGACAATTGTTCAATAATTTCTTCAAAGTCGTATGCTGGTATTTGCATAACTTCTTCAATTCTTAAATTGCAAAATATAGACACCATCTGAATAGCAACGAATGTTTCGTCATCTGGATTGTCTTGCAACGTTTTCGAAAACCTCAAATACTGATTCAAGGTGATTTCGCTTAATTGTGTTGGTATAGTGATTCTCATATTAATATAACAACAAAAAGCAATATTGTTTTTTTTTGAATTTCCCAAAAAGGGAATTCAGTTCCCAAAAAGGAAAATATTAAATCCGTACTGAATCGGTACTGATTTAAAACCAGTACTAAAATAATTTTGTTACAATATCGATACCAATACTATATGAATTTTTCATTCCTTATTTAGAATCATTCTAAATAAGCATTATATCTTTATACTATTACTTATTATTTTACTGATTATTCGACCAAATCTAAATAATAGTATTAAAAAAAGACGCAAATGTGTTGATAAAAGACGCAAATTGTTGAAAACAGACGCAAATAAAACGTCATCGTCTAATTAAGTTTGTCTTATTTAACGTTGTCAAACGTTGGTATTATTGAATTGCTTAAAATAAGTTAAAACTAATTAGACGCAAAGACGCAAAATTTCAACTTTTGAGACAGAGCAACAAAAACTTCTTCATAGTAAGTTGTTAATAAGGGATTTCTGTCTTGCGTCATCGTCTTTGCGTCATATAAAAAAAAAGCAACCGATTAAGGTTGCTTTTTATTAAGTGATTTTGAAACGTCGATTGCTATTCTTAAAGTGCATCATTGCGAAATATCGCAAAGCGTCAATCGCGTGGTTGAAATCGTCAATCGGTTTATTCAACTTTTTCCCCGCTTTGTCTTTGTCCCAAGAATAGGACCGAAGTTCTTTTATAAGATTGACACTTGACTTTGTAACAAGAATTTCTTTGTCTTGAAGAACACTGATTCCGTAAACGATTGAATCTTTTCCTTTTTCAACTGACTTGATATTGAATCC